TTCATGGCGTCGCGCACGTCCATGTGCAATGAGATCTTGGGCCAGCCCTCGACGGCACAGCGGGCGATCTCCGCGTCCAGCGCCTCAGCTAACGTGCGCGGATGCCAGCGGTCGAGCTTCGGGCCATCAGCGGGAGGCAAGCAATCCGCTCCGCCTGCCCGACGAATCGCGCGCGCCAGATCGTCTTTCAGTTCCATGCCCAGCCCACGTTCCAGACGCCATACAGCCGTGTCCCCTTGCCGCCAACCCAGTTTTGCGCCGCTGGCCCGAAGGTCGGCTCATTGAGCTGGCTCGTATTGAACGCATCAATCGTGATCGTCCCGTCCACCTTATAGGACGCCACGACCTTGATGGTCTCGACCTTATGCTCGTCGGCGGAATGATCGGCGGTCGCCACCGGCTGTATCCAGGCTTCCACCTCTGAGGTGGTGACGAAGCCCGTTTGGCCCGTCACGTCTACCGTCGCGTGACTGGTCCCGGGGAAGGCCCCGAAGTCCACCGTGGTCGTGCCGGAGGCGCCCATTAGGCGAGACTCAGCGTCACGGTCAGACTCGCGGTCGCGGCGCTCGTCTTGGTCAAGAGGCCGCTAGAGGCTTTCCGGTTCAGCATCCGCTGCGTGGCCCCCGTGGTCACTTTGTTGAACAGCCCCCATTCTTTCCAGGAGAAGTTGGCTTCCGTGGTCGTGTAGGTGCTCTTGGCGACGAACTTCGATGCGGTACTGGCGGTCGAGCTGGTGGTGTGTGTCGGAAACCCCGCGCTCATCACTTTGTACTTCTTCGACGCCCCCTGGAGGTTGATCTGGGTATTGACGACCGCCGCGGAGCTGTTCCCCAAGCCCAGCGCGGCCGTGGCATTGAAGAACTTCTTGGCGCTCCCGGTCGAAGTCGTCCCGCCGCCTTTCAAGCCTTCCCAGAGCATCGAGGCCCCGCCAAGGAGCAAGGCGTTGCCGTCCTGCTCGACCGTCAGGAAGGGCGTTGTCTCCCCCGGACGCGAGAGCGTCGCGCGGGTGTGACAATGCCAGCGCAACCCGTCCGAGAGATACACGCCGAGCGTCGAAGCTTGCTGCTCCGTCATCAGGGCGCGCTCATTCATCGGACGGCTTCGCCTCCGCCTGTGTCCCATCGGGGAGCGTGATATCCAGCTTCTTAGGCCGCTTCAGCACCGTTTGCAGCACCTTCAAGAAGCGATCCCACAAGCCCTGCTGGGCGACCGTCTGCTCGCGCACCGCCTCCCCTAAGCCAGTGGTGTCCACCGTCACAGGACTATCCACCTTCACGATCGGGGCATCAGCGGGTGCGACATTGACGGTGATATCTGGCGCGGCGGGCGCTTCAATGGCGACGGGCACGGTCACGATGGGCGCAGGAACGACGACGGGAGCAGCCGCTTGCACCGTGATGGGGGCTTCGACCTTCACATCGGCGGCCTTCGCCGCTTCGACCGTCACCGTCACGGGAGACGGACTCGCCGGCTGCACCTCAATCGGCTGGGCCAGGGCCACGCTATGCTGCACCGTCGGCGCGGGGATATTGAACGTCTGCGCCCCGGGAGTGGGAGCCGTGACCGTCGTCGGGGCCATCTGAATGGTGACGTTTGGCGCGGGTACGACAATCGGCGGCTTGGGTTCGCCAAAACTCTTGAGCAACTCGTCGCGGCGTTCCAACACGGGCCGAGTATCCGCCAGCCACTTCATAGCCGCATCGGCTTTCGCGCCCGCCTCGGTCGCCTTCTGGTCCGTCTGCTGCTGTCCCTGCTGCAAGACCGCCAGTTGCGCTTCCTGCTGGGCTTGCTTGTCCTGCTGTAAGGTCTGCTCCCGAGTGTCAAACTCCTCGGTCGAAAGGGTCGGCAAGCCGCCCAATTCCCGGAGCCGGTTCTCCAGCTTCATGTCGGGGAACAAGGGGACGCCAGCCCCCGAGAGCGCGGTGATATAGGCCCCCACCGCCGCGAGGTCAGGCAACTCGATATCCCCGTGGACGAGCTGCGGCAAGTCCTCCGTCGGCCAGCCGTTCAACTCCGCGAGCTTGGGGATCGCGTCCCGGTTGACCGTCCCGCAGATCGTATCCAAGATGGCTTTCAACGCCAGCGAGAAGATTTCCGTCTTACTGTCCGCCAGGGCGAAGGAACCCGTCCGGCCCTGCTGACCGAGCACGATGAAATCCGCGAGACACGTCTGGGCGATCCGCGTGTCGTAGCGGTTGATAATGTCGTTCGTATTGAAGGCTCGGGTTCCCCCGGTGGACAGGAGCTTCAATTCCCACATCGGATTCCCTTGCGCGTCGCGTCCCGAGTTGAGCAACGCCCCTTCCTGTTCGTCCCGTTTGATGTTCGTGACGATCTTCTGGGCGGCGACATATCCAGCCCCTGAGGGATTGTCCAACACTTCGCCGGGGACGTAGAGCACGGGATAGCCAGCTAAGTCCCGTTCAATCCCGATGGCCTCGATACGCTGGAGGTGGTTTTTGTAATACCACGGCAAATAGGCATTGCGGATGATCGAGATGCCTTCGGGATTGTTCTTGTGGCTCCCCAGCCGAAAGAGCAGCCCTTTATTGATCGGGATAGTGCGCTTCTTCGAGTCCGTGGGCACCATCTGCTCCATGGCTTCGAGCACATCCGTATCCTTGCCGTCCGCCCCTTTGACGAAGACCCAACGAAACAGGGTCTCCTGGGCTCGGACAGGCCAATCCGCCCACCACACGCCATCCGGTTTCGCTTCATAGAGCAGCTCGTGGAAGCTCCAGCCGTAGGGCAGGAACGACAGAATCTCGACCAACACTTCCGCCCACGACCGTCGCATCCCAAAGAGTCGGGCTTTGATCTGGTCGGCCATTTCTTGCTGCTGCGTATCCGTCTGGTCGGCGGGCTCGACGCGCCAGTCTACGCCGCGAATCAAGAACTCAATGGCCCGGAGGACCGAGCCCACAATGGGGTCGTTCTCCGACATTTCCTTGTAGACCTGATATTTGCGCTCGTTCTTCAGTTCCTTCAAGAACTCTTCGTCAATGCGGCCCGACCATTGACGGAGCCCTGTGCGCCCGAGGCCCATCAAGGCATCAACGGAGGCGGGCGCCCCGCGGTCCACAGCGGAGCCATTGCCATTCGCAGGGGCCTGCTTGACGCGGGCGGTCATGCGCCGAGAATCTCCTCGACGCGCCCGACTTTCTTAATTTCGCGCGTCGCGGTTTCGCCCGTCACTTCCGCGATGGTCTTGGTATGCTGCTCAACCTCCACAGCGGGCGGTAAGAACGTCGGGTCGGGCCTCAGGCCGAAGAAATCCTTCGTGGGCCACCAGCCGAGTTGCTGGCCCATCTGCTGAATGACCCCCATGCGCCGCTCGCGCGGCAGGGACGGATGACGCGATTCATGGTTGATGCCGGAACACAGCATCCAGACAACCAGCCCGGCCACCACTAGGCTGAACAGGATTAGCGCCATGTGCTGACCTGCTCCATAGAAACGGGAAGGCCGATGCCCGCCTGCACGCTCGGCTGCCAACCATGCACCGCAAGGGCTAAGGCGACCACACAATCATCGTGCATCCCATCGGGTGCCCCATACTTGACGCTGGTGCGCGACACCTGGAACTCAAAGCTGTCCAGTTCGGCGCGAATCGGCCCTTCGGGGACCCGGATGCGGTGCTGCTGAATCGCCACCTGCAAGCCCTCCATGAGTTGCTGCTTCGTCTGATTCGTGAACTTGTAGTCCCGGAGCCAGGGGCGATTTCGCGCCAGCCGCTCGAAGATCGGGTCACCGACCCCCGTCGAGTCAATATAGGCTGGCGTTTTGCCGATGGACTGGAGCATCTTCCGCTCGGTATCATCCCAGGAGGATTGGAATCGCTCTAAGCGACAGACCGCGCCGGCGCGATCAAGCCCTATCCCCACCGTCCAGTCCACATACTTCGCCAAGTCCCAGCCCCACACAACGGGCGCGGCCGTCGAAATCGGCCCGACACACGCAGCGATATGCTGGAGGCCGAACGGATTCCCGCCATCATCCGACGGCTGCGCCAGATACAACTCGTTGAATACGGCTTCCGGGAGCAGACGTTTAGCGTCCAGGATTTCCTCCGCCGCGACAATGCCCGCCGCCACCGCATCGTGATAGGTGAGCTTGGCGTAATGCATGTCCGGGTCACCGGCTTCGGCTTTCCGCGCCAACTGATAGGCCCAATTCTTCCGACCGCGGACATTGCCAATCACGCGGAGCGGCCCTTGGGTCGCGGTCAATGTCGAGCGGATCGCATGCCAGGCATCTTCCCGGACGCGGGTGGCTTCATCAATTACCGCCGCATGCACGTCATCCCCGTACAGCAGATCGGGCTTCTCGCCCGTGAGGAAGGACAAGACGGTTTGCGTGGGGAGCGTGATGGTCAGTTCCGTATCGTTGTACGCGAACAGATGCCCCGCCCGGCGGAGGGCGAGCTTCAGCCGTCGGTAGCCGATCTTCGCCTGCTTGCGCGAGGGGGCGACCCACCAATACTGCCAACCTGCTTTGCCCTGTAACGCTTGCTCGAACAGCCAGACCAGACAGCCGTGCGTTTTGCCACTCTTGGTCGAGGCTTCGACCACATCGTAGCGTTGCGGCGCGAAGATCGCCGCTTTCTGCGCGGGATAGAGCCAAGGACGCTGATAGGCAATCTCTAAGGCCGCGGTCATTGCTCACCCAAGTCCAGCGTGACCGTCACCTTCCCGGATTCCTGGCTGAGCTGCATGGAGGGCATCGCGGGCGAGCGGGCATACTTCGCAAGAAAGTTCGCGGCGGCCCAGTACGCCCCATCGGGCTGACCCTTCTTGCCCACCGGGGACCGCTCTTTCACGACCGCGATGACTTTGGGAAGGACGTGATTATCTACCGCCCCCTGGCACTGGACGTAGAAGTCAAGAGACTTCGGCCCCGAGCGACCTTTCTTGCCGCCCGTGTTACCAGGGTGCGCGCCGAGAGGTAGGCGGTTGCCGTTCTTGGGAGACGGCCTGGCGGTTTGGGTCGCGGTTTGGCTGCTGTGGGAGTCAGAGTCTAAAGTGCAACTTCTTGCAGCGGGGCGCAAGCCTACGAGCGAACGGGTTTCCTCCTGAGCCAGCACAGCGTACACCGGCACTTCCCCTCATGCCGCCCTTTGCGACGCTCGGAAGCCATGAAGGCCAGCATCTTTGCAAAGAGCGGTCGCCAGTGCGGCAACGTGCAGAACAATTGCGCGGCCCGGTCATAGAGATTCCGTGGCACAATGCGGCGTATGAGCTGGCGCTCGACCCATTCTGACGCTTGGCAATAGGGATGGGCTTTCGGGCCATGTAACGGGCGAATCTTGTATTCCGGGGGCCGATGACTGGCGTGCGATCGCTTCGAGGGGGCCTTCTCATATCCGATCTTGGCGCATTCCGGGGAATGATAGCGGTGATTGGGGACTTTCTTGGCGAAAGGCTTGCCGCAGATACGGCAGGCAGTCCAGCCATAGTTCTCCGGACGGGCTTGTAAGACAATGGGCTTAGACAGACGGCTCCGTCGCGTGCAGGACAGTTCCCACCGCATCCTCAATGCGTGACGCTCGGCCCGACAAGATGCGACCCAACTGTATCGGGTCATCATTCGGTCTCTGGCCCCATAGGCACTTCGCGGCATGCGTCAGCAAGTCCGTGAGACCGTCGCCAAACGGTTCTTGTATGAGTACATCCCTGAGCGCGGCGACCTGCGCCTCTAGGCGCTCCACCTGCTGAGCTACCATCGTTTCCGCAATACCGGATTGCATCGTCGCGGCCTGCGCGATTTTCAAGTCTGCCGTGAGGCGGGCGTTCTCGGCCTCCAACCGCTCAGCCTCGGCCAAGAGCCGTTCCACAAACGGGCCGACCGCCGCAATCCAGTCATTGTCGGATTCGTAGGCGGTGTCCATTGCTCGCCACTCCTGCCGCAGCGCGTCGAGGGAAGGAGTCATCGTAACTCCTTCCGCACGCGGTAAAAAACGCCAATGACGAGACCGACAAGGAAGCCAATGGCTCCGCTTGCAAGAATGACGCCGCTACACATTGTCCGTCCTCCCGCTGGGCGGCGCCCCACGCTCCAATTCTTCGATGCGGCGCTGCAACATCTCAGCGTGCAGCTCGATGGCGGATTTCACCCGCTTCCAGGAGCCGTCCGCTTGGCAGACGTACTTACTTCCGTCGCGCAACGTGACCTCCGAGCCCGGCTTGTGGAGCGCCACCACCTTGTTCGACGGGTCGGACATCGCGCGTTCGACCTGCTCCTGCGTGGCGCGGTCGGTGAGCACCACGTCACCGTCGTAGCGTGTCTCTTGCATTTAGGGCTCTCTCCCGCTGGGCGGCGCGGCCAAATGAGCGAATGTGCCCCGCTCCATTGCGAGCGCCACGACCTCACCGAGCTGGCGTACCGCGCAGCGCAACTTCACCGAAGCCGGTTCAAGGACGCCCAAGACGCGACGGCACCGCTTGCAGGAAACGCGGGGATAGCTCGGCGGCTCCAGCCAGCGGCGGCCGTGGTCAAGCCACGACCGCCCAATGCGGTATCCGCAGAGCGCGCGGTCGTGCGGCTTATCGAGCGCCGCATGGATATTCTGCTTGCCGCCAATGGACTGAACGAGTCTCACGGGATGCGCTCGCATCCGTTGACAAAGCGCAACGCCGCCACGCGATTCAGCGCGTCCCGCACGGCCAAGGCTTCTTGCTCGGAAGCGAAGGCTCCGTGATACCACACGACACCGGGCTGCGGTTCGCGCTCCACGCCGAACGTACCGAGTTTTTCATTCGGTGGCGCTAATTGCCACGGCCCTTGTGGTGTGGCGGCGCGGAGCGCGTCGGACGCCCCCTTTTTGTCGCGCCTCTCTGCACAGGACGCACAGACTTCGTCGCCCGAATCGTAGGCTTCTGGCTTCCCGTAGAACCAGCCGAAGCAATCAGCACAGGAGAACCAACCGTCCCACGGTGGCTCATCAGCATCGGTCGGGGCGGCCTGCCGGGACGCGGCGCGGCCCCCATCTATCGCATAGGCGGCACGGAGCGCGCCACGGTGCGCCTCGTAATAGCCTGTCACTGGAATCGTCCCATTGTTTTCTTCGATAGCGCGTCCTAAGGAATTGACGTAGGTATTGAGCGCCAGCGTAATCGCTTCCTCACTCGGCTCCGCTGGAGGTGCAGACAGGGAGACGCCCACCAACTGCCGCAGTAACCGACGCATCGCTTCGCGCGCCGTGACATTGGGTGGATAATCTCGCAGCACGTCATATAGCTGCTCGATGCACGGAGCGAGTTGTTCTTCGGTCAACGCCTCTATCCAACGCAGCGCGGCGAGCCGATCCTGGTCTGGGCGGGCCGTCACGTGGTCTCCTCGGTCCATACCAACTCAGGCGCGAAATTGCAGTCCGAGAACGTGCTATGGCCCGGCACATCGCAGATGCAGTTCAGGGGCGCGGTCATGTTCACGCGCCACCGTTCGCTCTCGGGGACGTGCTCGGCGCGACCGAAAGGCTTCTCAAAGTGCTCGCTGAGCCCCCGTACCACTCGCTCGGCATCTTCACGCCTGGCGAAGCGCACAGCTTCACTCACATTACGAGTCCAGTCCCACGTAAACCTGCCAGCCCACCACAACGGCGGCTCACATCCTTCCTGCTGGCCGCGCTCAATGAGCCATGCCAGCTCCGCGCCGGGCGCGAGGGCCACCCGAGAAGGACAGCCGCCTGTCGTATGCTCGCTCATCTTCATTCCGCAGCGACCGCAATATTCGAGGCTCATACGTCCACCATTTCTCCCGGCTCGGCGTCTCGCACGATGCCAGAGCCGAGACAGATAGGGCACTTGTGCTGGTTTGGCTTGAGCGTTGGGGGCGCGAGGGCCACGCCATCTAGCTGTTTGGCGAGCCATACTTGGTCGGTATGGTCAGTGCTTGCGCCACCGTGACCCTTCTTACGAACGCAGATGCGCGGCCCACCCGCGCCTTCTGCGAATACCTTCCCACATTCCGGCGCGAGGGCCACGCCCCGCGCACGATTCCATGCAGCAACCGCCGCTGCTTCGCTCTCGCGATTGCTATGGAGGCAGTTGAGGCAGACCACGCGCCAGTTATCCTCACCAGCCTCAGTCCAGTGAATCACGTCCGGCTGCGGATTGCCGCAGAATGGGCAAGGGGCGAGGCGCGCCACGCCGGGACGGTCACTCATAGATCAGCACCACGGACGGGAATGGAGCGCCAGCCTTCGCGTCGCCAAACTTCAAGCGTCCCCGTAGGAAGCGAATCTCGTCCGCGCGCATCGCGTAGTCGTGCCACCATTTCGTATCGGTGCGCGCTGGAAGCAGGAACACCGCTAAGTCGGCTTCCCGTGCCTTCGCCAGCCAGTCGCCCACGCCGCGCCCGTAAGGCGGGTTACAATAGACGCGCTGACCGACCCACGAGCGCATGAGGCCATCTTCATCGCCAGCAAGGGGACAGGGATCAAGCGTGAAGTGGAACTCGGCATCGAGCGCCGCATACAAATCGTGTGGCGTTGACCAATGCACCGAGGCCGACGAAAAGAGTGGGGCGAGGCGCGCCACGTCGGGACGGTCGGTCACGAGCCCCATCCTACTTGTTCCCAGAGGTCACGCAGTCCCGGATAATGGATGTGATCGTCAGGCTCCCCACACTCAGAGCAAGGGCCCAGCAATGCTAAACGGCCCGTGCGGCAGCCAATGCGATGCCCATACGTCCGAATGTTCTCGCCGCACTCCTCGCAAATCTTCGGCTGGTCGAGGCTCATATCGCTTCCCATAAGTGCGCGGGCCTCCCACTTGGGGTCAATCGGGTTTCTTGGAGCCGCTGGACGCTCCCCATCCGCAACAGTTCGCTCATGCGTCGCGCGGTGGCGATCGGATTCAGATGGGCCACCGTGGCGATTTCGACGTAGGTCATCGCTGGCTTGCCCCGCATGGCGTGGAGAATCACTTGCCGGTGGTGCGCCGCCCCGTCCTGCATGGAACGCGCAGCCTCTCTGCTCGTTTCCGGGTCACCGTGGTGGGCGCGGAGGCGCAAGGCGAGCTGCATAGTCACGGAGAGTCCGGCTCCCTCTCAGGAAGGGACTTGCGCGGGCTGGGGAGCCCGACCGGATATGTGTCATAGGCGTCGGATTGACAGGGCCCAGAGAGGGTATAGACTGGCCCGAAGAACGGCTCGCCGTCCCACACGTACCAGCACAGCAGAGCTTCATGCCCAACGGTAATCTCGGGCACCCACTCGTCGCCAATTTGCCGACAGTTAACCTCGAGAGGACTGCCGCACAACAAGCGCCAACGATGACGCCACTTCAATGCGACGGAAATGGTCGGGCCTACCCGTAGGGCGCTCACTGGCCTTGCCGCACCTTGTCAATCAGCAACCGGATACCGATAGCGAGTGCGAATCCAGTAGTCACTATTGACCCCGTCAGCAGCAGCACGCCCGCCGCAAGCAGGGACGCAACCCAGAGATAGGGGTTACGCCAAGTATAGGCGCGGCTCATTGACCCTCTTCGGCGCGGGCATCGTCGTAGAGAATGCGCTCGGCAATCCCCGCCTTCGCGCCATCGTACAGTTTTCCCGAGCGATAGTGCCGGGGCGCGATGCGGCATGCAGCCTCATACCGCGCCCGCTGATCCGGGTTCATTCGGGCCAGTAGCCGCATCACCCACGCGCGCTCTTGTGCCCGATATCTCACGGAAGCAGCCCCAAGCGCCGCGCCTCTTTGTGGCTCATTCCTGACCGCCTGAGCGACCGGAGCGCGCGACTAACGAGCCCGTTCTTCACTTGCGCTCGCGCTGGCGACGGGGAGCCACCGGTCTCTTCGGGGAAGTCCGTCACGGGACGGATCGTCTCCCGAAAGGCAATCGTGTTACCCGGGAGATGCACGGGGCGCAACTCCGTCATCCACGCGCCAGAAGCGAGCTTGGCGGCATCCTCGGGAGACCGGGGCCAGGTCATACCGCGAGCACTCCCTGACGGGCTTTCCATCGAGCCGTCACCACACCTGTGCCGGGGAAAAGGTCGTCCAGCTCGTCCTCGTCCGTCGCGCCGAGCAGATCAAAGACCCAATCGCAGAACTCCGGCGGCTTGGCCCCCGCCAGTCCCTTGCGAATCGTCATGCTGGCGCTCACCCAATCGCGCACCGTCGGCTCGGCGCGGTCGCGCTTCCGGCCCCCACGCCAGATTACGGGCTCCCACGCATAGGCAGGATTCACATTGGGCTTGAACGAAGCAAACGGCTTGACCCACGCGCCCACCCGCACGTCAGCAGGACACAGCTCGAGGATTTGCCGCAACGTAGGGGAACTGAGACACAGTACCCAACCGTCGGGATAAGCCGCGACGAGTCGCCGAACGAGCACCGCATGGTCGATCTCTGGGCAGCCGTAGTGTCGCTGCGCTTGGCCGATATAGGGCGGATCCGCGAAGGCGAATCTCATCGGCTCATGCTCGGGTAACGGGTCGCCAACTCCCCCAACCGTACAAAGTGTCGGCACTCCGTCCCTCGGAGATTGAGCGCATGCTGGCGCTCCTGAATATGCTGTGTGCAGATGTGCGCGAATTGGCACGGGGCGCGCAAGTCGGGCGTCCGGCAAATCGGCTCCCCAGGCGCAGGAGCATCAAAAGAAATCGCGGGCTCAGTCATCCGCTCCAGTTCGTACAGTTCTCCAAAGCCTTCTCCAAGTCATCGCGGCGCAGCGCGTATTCAATGCCACCAACAATTACGACAACGAGACGCCTACTGCTCCAATGCGAGCGGACTTCTATCTCCGGCGGATTCAGGCCGCCCATCACCTCGCCATCCACTTCATAGCATTGGAGAATGTGGCGCACCCGCTCTTGAATGGCGCGGCTCATGGCTGGTCTGGCGGGAGATCCGCCACCCGCTCCATGCTTTTCGTCGTTCGCTTCCATGCCAAGCGCGTTATCCGATGGGCCTCAGAACTTGCGGCGCGACGGTGACACTCCGCAGCGGCGATGAGGCGTCGCCCTTCGGCCTCTAGCCGTGCAGCCAGCGAGTTCGCGGCATCAACGCGCAGATACGCGAACTGCGTCGCAGCATAGCGGACAAAGCTAGCATCGCCTTCAACTTCGATGAAATCACGTCCGCTGCTAATCTTCATTGGCGATCTCCCACAGGATGGCTTTCATCCGCGTTGGCATCTTCACCTTCCGTTCCGCGTTCTGCGCTCGCCAGTAAGCTTCCACCGCCCACCGTCGCCCGAGGCCGTCCTTCGAGCCTAAGCCCTTCAAGCTCCGCCAGCCCAGTCCCTTCGCCCCGTCCAGCATCCGTTCCGTTTCGTCTGGCCCGAACCGCGTCACCAAGCGTTTCAGGATCGCTGCTTCGCTCCGAAAGACCGCTTGGCCGCAGATCGCCACCGCTTTCCCACAGAGCGCGCGCCACATTTTCGCGTCGGCGCCCACTTACAAACTTCCACATCTTAGAAGCCGGCTTCCCGAGAGGGTGTAGGGCAGACATCCTGCCGTTGCCTTGGACTTCGGTGTTGATTGAGATTCTGTAAGCGAAGGCCCAAGAAACGATAGCGACACGCCGACTCCCCCCAAGCAAAGTTGTGGACTTCTGGCGACGATAAAGACGATGCGCGCGCACCGTCGTTGGGACGGAGCGCAGGTCTAGGCGCTGCGCGCCGATAGTGCTTTTCTGTACCGGAGCTTTCGTGCACGGTCACACGCTAGGCACCGATATCCGGGCTTCGAGGGCACAATATTTCCTTCCCATAGGAAGTGCTTCCCGCTTCGACACATCGTCCCAAGTCGAGCACGATTGGCGAGGAAGCGACCCTTTGTAATGCTGTCCCGGATGTTGTCTCGATACGTCCCCAAGAATAGGTGTGCCGGATTTATGCATGGAGGGTTGTCGCACTTATGACAGACACAGAGGCCCCGAGGAGGAAGCGCGCCGCCGTGACTCCGGGCATAGGCTTCGCGGTGGGCAAATCGCCACGGCTTCCCGACGCGCCCATATCCGTTACGGTCTCGCCGCCCGGCCCAGGGCCAGCACTGATCCGCCGTCTTTCCGTCTGCGCTTCTGAGAAACAAAGCCTCGCGCCGCTGTATCCGTCGCACGCGCCGATCCTCCTGGCGTTGCGCTTCGATTAGGAGTTTCGCCTGCAACGCTTCTTCTCGGCGTCGTTGCTGAACGACCCCCAATGGCTCTAAGCCAAGGGCCTTTACGATCTGGCGCACCCGCTCCCGGGAAATGCGCTCCCGGCGGGCGATTGCGGCCCCGTCGAGCCCTTCGCGGTAGAGCGCGGCAATGCGGACCCTGCGAGAATGGTTGACCACGGTACTACTTATAGCCTTTCGTTGTGCGCTGCGCAAGTGGGTTAGGGCTCCGGTCCCGCCAGCGGGTGACACTCCGCCCAGAGCTGCTTGGCGATCTGCTGCAAGGTCCGGCCTCCCAATGCTTCCGCATGGCGCTGCTCGAACGTCTTGCTCCCCTGGAGATGCAGCTCGGCGCGGTGATGTTTCGAGCACAAGGGGATGATGTTCTCTACGTCGCCATGCCCGGCGCCCCGGGAGCGAACGTGCGCGACCTCGACCACCACCTTGCGGGTGACGACGTTGATGTACGGGCCGCAGGTGCAGGGCTCCTCGTCGGCCAAGAGGCACGGCAAGCCCCGGATGTAGGCCCGCGCTTCGTCGTCGCGCACACGCAGAGGAGGCTTGGGGACGATCACCGCTGCCGCTCCCCTAACGCCTGCCGTGCGCCCCATTGATTCAGCAGCCACGCCGTTAGCTCCGGCGTCAAAATCTCGTAGCCCGTGCGACTCCAAACGGGGCGCGGCCGCCCGAGCGCCTTCCTGACCACTTCGCCCCACACGCGGTCGCGGTTCATTGGACTGCGACGCCCGGGCTTGCGGCGTTTCATTGCGGCTCCGCTGGTGGGAATTGGTCAAGGATGACAGTTCCAGCGGGGAGCGTGGGGACGGCCAGCCGCTCCAACGCTGCCCGGATGCGTGCGGGAAAATGCTCCGCGAGTCCAATATAGGCCATTGAGAGTTGGGCGATCTGCCCGTCGGTGAGAGTATCCACCCGCAGCCAGAGGGCGCTCACTGACGTTTGCCCGCTTCGAGAATGGGCAGACCCGCTTCCGTGGGCACATAGACGACGTGCCCGTTCTCACCAATGCCCTGTATCCAGAGGTAGCGGAGATACCGCTCGCCCGCTTCGCCCGCCAGCTTTTCCCCGATAATAGCGTTCGCGCGGGCAATGCCGTGGGCGCGCATCGTATCAGCGGCCGCCTCGAATTGCGCCGCCTCGAACTTCGCCTTACTCACTTGGATGGCGATTTGGCGGTTCTGCTCGGCGCGGGCCAACTCCGCTTGTCCTTCGAGCCCCTGCTGCCACACGCGGTACTTCGGACAGCCCCACGCGAGCCCGACAACGAGAATGAGCACCACGACGAGGCTGCGCCAGAACCAGTAACTGAACGTCTTGAGACCGCGCAGGTCGCGCAATTCGTACTCGGGAACTTCTGGCATGATGCCTCCTCAAAGGTGAGGGCTGGCGGTCGGTCTAGCGTCCACAGGACGCCTCACCGCTGACCGGCTCAAGCCACTCGCGGGCCAGCCCCGAATCAATACGAGTGGCAGGACGCTACCCCTGCAAGCTTCCGCCTTCGCGGGTGCTCGTGCGCGATTGTCGGCAATCTCGGCGTCCGGAGCGCCCCAGCCGCGTTTTTGAGCTTCACCCGTCCATGCCCTGCCGCGCGGTCGAACACGCGTTCCAGTAACAGGATTCGTTCGGCCAGCCGCTGAGTCGGCGCTACGCTCTCAGTGCGATTCGACCGCTGCCACAGGCGGCTAGCAGGCCGGGGGAGTTGCACCCCATCGAACCGCTCCTCCGATACAATCCCTAGCCCCGCTCTGCCGGGGCGACGCAAGGCTACCGCGCAGACAACTCTTGGCGCTGCGCGCCGCCGACCTACATGAAGCCGGGCTCGCCTTCCTTTGGGCCGCGTGCTTCCAAGTGGCATCACCTACCCTTCGGGGACACTGCGCGGACTCAGGCGCCGCGCACCGCCTCACTCACTCCGTGTTGAAAATTGCCTCGTACAACTCTGCCGTGCGCTCGCCCTTCTCGTAGCGCACCTGCAACGGGTCAAGTACGACGCGCAGCCCGAAGATACCCGCCGCGCCAATCTCCGCATACGCTTTCCGCACTTCGCGTAGATGCGCCTCTGCCGCGTCCCAATTCAACTCGCTGCTCATTCCAGAATCTCCCCATCCTCAGAGACTTCCCATGGGTAAATCTCGCGCTCCACGAGCTGCTTCGGAAACTTCTCCAACCCCGCCACCCATTTGGGCGGCTCCTCGGGCAGATAGTCCCCCGTGTTCGGGTCGAGCCTTCTCCCGGTATAAGGGCACACGTTGATATCGAGCCCTAGGGACTTGAAGTAGGGGGCCATCTCGTCCCCGATCACTTGGCCTCCACGAGTTGCGGCAACGGCGCTTCGGTTGTCGTGCCCACGGCAATCAGCCGACCCACCAGCCGATAGGCTGACTGGAAGGCGGCTTCCCGCGTAGCGGGAAAGCGCCTTCCGGCGTAGGCGGCGTAGGCGGCGGTGGCGGCGGTGGCGGCGGCGGAGGCGTCGGCGGCGGCGTCGGCGTCGGCGGCGGCGGTGGCGGCGGAGGCGACGGAGGCGGCGGCGGAGGCGGCGGCGGCGGCGGCGGCGTCGGCGTCGGCGGCGGCGTAGGCGGCGGTGGCGTCGGCGTCGGCGGCGGCGGTGGCGGCGTAGGCGGCGTAGGCGTCGGCGTCGGCGGCGGCGGTGGCGGCGGCGTCGGCGTCGGCGTCGGCGGCGGCGGTGGCGGCGTTCCGAGCAACCTTTCGGGCGGCCTCCGCTGTGGCCTTATCCACCAGCGGCGCACAAGCTCGCAGGTGTGCCGCATGCTGAGACAGTCCCGCCGCATCCAACCACAGCGGCGCGTGCTCACGCACGGCCCAATCGGCGCACAGCCACGCCCGTGTCTGCTCATCCGCTCGTCCTGTCGCCGTGTGGAGCACCTGGACGACGAGCGGCTTCAACCGCTGGCGCTCGGCATCCCCGGGCCGGTCATTCCAGCGGCGCATGAAGGCCGCAATCACGGGCGACACACAGATCGGGTGATCGGAGTGCGCCTCCCCGGCAAGATAGGCGGCGGCCTCCATGGCACACATCCCATTCCCACGGGCATGCGCACCCTGGAGTAAGGTCAACGGCCCCAGAAACGTCGCGTCGCTCATTACTCCCCCTGGCGTGCGGCGAGCACGTCATCAATCTGCTCGCACAGTTGGGCAAACTTCACGGCATCTTTCTTCTTGCACCAATCCCGCACCGCGATCAACTCGTCGCTCGGATGCTCCGACAGGAGTTTCCCTTTCGTCTTGCCGAACGGCATCATCGGAGCACCATCTTTCGCCTTCTCGGCCTTCGGCTCCGTAAAGCCCCCGGGGGGCACTTCCTCAGCTGGCACGACTTCGTAACCGGCGAGTACCATCACCCACGAGAAGGCGATCCGGCAGGCCTTGCTCGTCGCCCTGGTGACCGCCATCGAGCGCCGCGCATAGTCGGCCCGTTCGGCCCACGTCTTTTCATCCATGCCGCACTCCGCCGAGGCCCGAGTCAGGATCGCCCCGTCGCTCATCCGCGCCAGCTCCACGGTCGCGGTGTACGTCCCCGCCTCGTCCCTCGTCACCGAGACTTCGCGGGGCAGACAGCCCAGCATGGCGGCGAGCGTCGTCCACCCTTCGACCCGCACATAGCGCCGGCCGGAGATCGTGTTGTAGAGCTTCTTGGACTCGATCACTCCCGCCAAGGCATTGGCGGCATCCGTCGCCACGGCCACCAACTCGGAGGGCGTGTTGGCTTGAACGACCCCCAAGTTGACCTCGGGGGTGATCGCCACGGGCAGTACCTCAGTCTCCGGCATCAGGTTCCTTTCTCGGAAAGCTTCTGCAAGCACGTCGCGCACATCTCGTCATTCCGCATGCCCGGACGGAGCATCTGCCGCGCCGTCGTCGTCGTGGCTTCCTTCGGGATCACCGCGCCGCACAAGGGCTGCCACGGCACATCCTCACAGGAAATATGCCAACGAGACCAGCTCTTGCCGGAGCGCCAGGCGAGGAACTCCGCCGCAATCGGCGTCGTCACGCGATCTTGACCTTCTTCGGCACCGGGGCATCCTTGAGCAGGGCCAGGAGCTTCTTCGCCATCCGCTCATAACTCTTGGTTCGGGCGTAGGCGGCGGAGGCGGCAGCGGCGGCGGCGGAGGCGGCGGCGTAGGCGGCGGAGGCGACGGAGGCGGCGGCGGAGGCGGCGGCGGAGGCGGCGGCGTAGGCGGCGGAGGCGACGGAGGCGGCGGCGGAGGCGGCGGCGGCGGCGGCGGCGGCGGCGGCGGCGTCGGCGTAGGCGGCGGAGGCGGCGGAACGCCATTCCGTCTCGCTCACCCTACCGCCCTTCACGAGCGTTGCGTACAGGTCCGCCACCCGCTGAATCGCCACCCGCTGGCGGTCGTTCTTCGAGTACTGGATGACGCCCGCACGTTTGGCCACCAGCAGCCAGACCGCAAAGCGCGGCCAAACGAGCGAGAGGTCAGCCCCAACCCGAATCGCCGACAGGAATGCACTCGGCCATTGGGACGCCCGTCCGTTGCCCATGCCCTCGAAGATGCGATCCTCCAGTCGGGCCAAGAGGCGTGGGATGCCCAGTTCCGTCTCGTAGAGTGCGTGGGGCTGATCCGCCGTTTCCACGGTGCAGCCCACCGCGCAGCCTTTCCCGTTCGCCCAATAGACGCCGTGAATGAGGCGGTCTGCGCGCTGATGCGCTCGGACCCGCGCCAGATACTTCGCTTTCACCTTCGGGTCACCGTGAAACGCGATCATGTCGTCCTCCGGGGCTCGCCGGTGCCCTTGCACTCGGGGCAGATGATATCGTCGCTCAACTGGCCGCTCCCGCCGCACAGGCTGCACGGGGAACAGATCGGGCAACCGTCTTGGCGGCAGTATTCGCCATCATCGCCACAGCGGGCGCGTTTCAGGTCGTGCAGCATTTCGCGGGCTTCGTCCCATGCACCGTCAAACACGGACGGTCTCCACGGAACGGGCCGCAGTCAATGTGCGCCGGGCTTGGTTGGCGAGGATGCGGGTGCGGATCGCGGCGCCAACCCGTAGCGCACCAAACCGTCGGCTGAGCGCATCGAAGCGTCGTGCCACCCCGTGCACCGCTCCGTCCATTGCCTCAGGCGGCCAACCCCGCAAGAATAGCCCGCCGTCGCTCGCAACGACGACGAGGCACCGATTCATGGAAAAGATCGCCCCCTCAGGCCACGGAACAAGTTCTTCTGTAAGCACTCTCTCTTCTAGTTCGGGCGTCAGCGTGGACAGGAAGTGACCGATCATTTGACCCTCCGCTTGAAGTTCTTCAAGTCTGCATTCTCGTCCCGCCGGTCCAGCCAGTTCTCGATCAGCACGCTCAGCCCCACGATGAGGGAGCCAATCAGAATGAACGCGATGAGGACGCGCACCGACGCGGTGTCAGGATGCATCAGCGCCATGTCCGATGCTTTTCGGCAACGTGCTCCAAGCCGTCGTACTCAGCGATTTCATAGTCAACGTCATCGGGGATTTCGACGATGCTGAGTTTGGCGCACTTCCCGCTCGCGCCCTGCCGATGCTCCCCGCCCAATTCCTCCACGACTTGCACCAAGAGGGGGTCATGGCGCACCCAATCACGACCGTCCAACTGGTGGCGCGAGTATTCCTCGTTCCACGCTTTGCGCTGCTCGTCGGTCGCGGCCCGCCATTCTTCCTTTGTATAGCGCACGCAAATTGTGCGTTCAGCGTCGGGCACGTCAAAGGCGAACCACATGAAGTCGCTATCGGCTTCCTCAACCGTGATGCGCTCGTAACGGTCAAAGTCGGGACGGTTGTCAGCGGTGCGCGCGTTGCGATAGAAATAGCACTTGCGTCCCTGCAATTCCGCCAAACGCTGGACGGCGCGCGGGGACAGCGAGAAACCCCCATAGCACGAGTTGATGACGACCTTCACAGGGCTCCCTTCGTGCGGAGTTCCGCATCCGTATGCGCCGCCCGCAACAGTTCCTCCCGGTCGAGCAGCCGCAAGCCTTCCTCCAGCCGCTCAATGACGCCGATCAACTCCAGGCTCGTCATATCGGGGGGATTGTCCCGCACGCCGTAGCAGATTTGCAGGGCGTTCCGAATGTGGTCCCGCACGGGTTCGTTGGGGGGCCAACGCTGCCCCGAAGGCGTCAACAACGCGTTGTGGGCCTCGTGGCGGGTCATACAGCCCCCTGCGAAGGGCGCAGGTGCTTGGCGCGCCAGTCCGCCCATCGATGGCTGTCTGCGACAAACCGCTGGTGAGGGCGCTTCGGCTGGAAAGTCTTGCCGCACCCGCAGGCGCAGGTGCGTTTGGTGGTCGGGGTCTTGCGGGTCGGTTTCACGTCCCCAACTTGCACGCGTGAACACGCGTTGTCAATATGCCAAATGTTGCAGTCTCAGCGCGGCGTCGCGGCGGTAATCAAGCTGTCGAGCAGTCGGGCTTTCTGCAAGACGAGCCGAGTTCTGGCCTCAGCCCCGAGATAGAGCGCGACGGCAAACAGGCAAAACGCAATGCAGAAGATTGCACTCAGACGGGCAATCAAGCGCGTGCGGCGATGATGCTGGCGCGCCACCCCCGGACTGAGCATGAAGGGCAACGCCCGGACGCCCCTTCGATGCCGCGCCGCCGAGATGACCAGCGGCCTTACGGCCAGGGCGACCTCACGACTTGACACCCGACAAGGATCGCGCCCCCCCAGGCCGCTTTCGAGCCTGCGGCGACCCCGAGACCCATCGTGACCCCACAGGGATGGTTTCGCACCCGCAACTGTGCCGTCAGCCGGCGAGCGAGACTATCGGCTTCCGCTTCCGCTGATTGCGCCCGCTGCTGACAGGCTCGGAGGGCAAGCCCACAACTGGCGAGCCCGGAGGAGTCGTGGATAGCGATCTCCCGCAAGACTTCCACGGTATCCACCCGCTGGCCCGTCGCCAAGAGATGCCGCAAGGAATCCCCGAGGGTGCGCTGGACAGTCATGGCCTGGGAGGCGCGCTGCTCGACGACGAGGTACTTCTGGCGCATCCGCACCAGGGCGGGGTGGAGGGCCAGTTGGGCCTTCGAGCTTTCGGTGATGAGCTGATCTTGCTGCGAGAAGTAGGCGTCAATCCGTCCGAAGATGTAGAACAGGAGCGCCGCGACGATGGCCCCAGCCACTAAGTAGGAGGCGAGCCGCGCGGGGAGCTTCACGAAACGGGAACCACGCGCCACATCAGACTCGGCGGGGGCGCGCACGCCGTGGTGTCATACTTCTCCACGATAATGGGCAGCGGATTCGCTGCGGCGTTCTGCTGCGGCGCGACGAACCCTTGGAACGTCTGAATCTCCTGACCGCAATGGGGGCACCGCATAGTGTTATCCCTCCCTCAAATACGAGTTTTCTAAACGCCAACCCATCCGACTGTCGAGATACCGACTTTCGCGTAGTACCAACTCAAGCCCGTGGCCGTCGCGCCCTGTTGCCCGTTATTCCCGATGGCGAAGTCGGCCAACGCCAAGGGATGTACCCCGAAGCTATACCCTGCCGCGTAGAAGCTCGCCAGCGTCCAATCGGCCCGACCGCCGAAGGAGAGGTTCCCGGACTGGCCATAGTCCTGCTGCTGGAAGTCGGCATCCCCGTAGAGCAGGGTGCCGTTCAGGTCGTACACGCGCTTATGAACCTGAATGTGCGTGCCGTCTATCCAATGGACCCCATCCTCCAGGCGATACCAGATGCCATTCTGGAGCCGGTCCCTCAGGGACCAGTGCCCCACGGGATAGTTGGCGTTCTGCGGGGGACTAATCGGCACGCCATAGCAGCTCGTGATATACCGCCACGACGTGGGCCCGCCCATCTTCCGCAGGAAGGTGAGGTTGTCGTACTGGTAGAAGTTACAGGTCGTGCAATGGTCTCCGGCCCCTGACGTATCATCCGTGCGGAAGTAGTAGCGCACCCAGAAGTCCTGCCCGGGGGCCAGAATCCCCGCCTTCTGGAGATTCACCGCGTAGCCCGGCGGGTCGCCCGCTTGCTTCACCTGCAACGCATTGGCGCCTCCCGGCCCGAAGCCGGGAAGAACGTGGGCGAGGATGACCCCCGAGCCGTTGTTGAACTCGTCGTAGGTATCCCAGGTATCCTTGACGACCCCGGAGGCCCAATCGGACGAGAAGATGAGCGGCGGCGTCCCAGACGGCGGGGGCGCTGGAGGAGGTGCAGGAGGCGGCACAGCTTCGAGGGCCACGACCCGCGCCGTGAGAAGCTGCAGCGCGGACTCGACGCTCGTCAACCGGGTCTCATCGCCCGCCACTTGCGCTTGCAAGGCCGTGACGCTGGTCTTGAGCGCGGTGAACTCGGCATTGGTCGGGACAGTCACGCTCATGTCATCCCTCCCATTGCGTCCCGCAGCAATTCGAGCCTTCGAATCCACCCGGTGAAGAACTTGAGCATCGGGGGCTTGTTCTGGACGAGGCTCCGATAATAGGCGATCCGCCGCCAGAGGTAATCGTCGGGGTCGGGGTACTGACTCAGCCACTCCTTCGCCCGGGAGACCCCGCAGTTCACGGCGGAGTCGAACACGACGAGCGCCATGCCGGGAGTCAATAGGTCACACCCCGCCGCGAGAAAGTAATCGCGCTTATAGATCGCAACCGCTCCCTCTTGCGTGAGGTGGCGAATGTCGAGATCGGGATAGGCCCGTTTCGAGATGCCGAAGTTGGTCTCTCCGCCCGGGTCAACCGCATCGGCGCTGTACCCTCCTTCGCGCTCCAAGACGAACCGCACCGCTTGGTCGAAACTCATGCATCCTTCTTGGTGAACGCCCCAGCAATGGCGCCAATCGCTTCTGGGATGGCCTTGAGGTAGGTCACCATCAAGTCTTTGCTGGCAATGAAGCCTCCGAAGGCGGCGACGGCAATGGCCGCTTGCCACGGGAAGCCCAGAAACTTGGGCAGGAAGAACGCACCCACGAACACCAGACCCCCGATCACCGTATGGAGGGCTTGGCGCTTGCGCTTACCCGGAGGCACCCGCTCGCGCCGCGTCTGAATCGCCGGGAGTGTGGCGAGGCTAGCTCGGAGTGTCACGCCGTTTCCTCCGTTCCTCGATGACCTGCGTCAACTCGTGCAACTCCCCGGACAGTGCCGCCATGCGATTCGCTAGGTCGTGACTCCGCTCCCGCAGCATCTTGACCTCGCTGATAATCCCCCCCTGGCCTTCAATCCCTAAGAGGGCTTGGCGGAGTTGGTCTACCATGCGGGATTGCTTGTAGAGATACCCAATCGCCGCGACCAAGAGGGCGGTATTGAGGACGCTCCAGTTAATGTCCGGCATAGACTCGGGGGCGGAGGGCCGCGCCGCAGAACAGGACGAGACTGACCACGCGCACGGCTTGATAGAGACTCCACGTCCCCCACATTGGCCAGAGGGCAAAGAGCACCCACGGGAGGAGATTGACCCCAAAGGCAACATGGAGCGCGGGTTTCATAGGGCTGGTCGTGTGCCAAGTCATCCCGACAATGGCGATCCCCGCGGCGACGTGGAGCATGAGTTGTGGCGCCGTGGTGCCTTCGATGGAGAGCGACACCAACGCCACCCCGAGCAAGACCATCGTCACAAAGGCCACCTCCTCCCGGGGCTGAAAGACGGCTCCAATCATCGCCGCTTGCGTCACGGGATAGATGGCGGTGACGAGCCACGGATGGCCGATGACATGGGTGACCGTATCAGCCAGCCAGGAGACCCCGAACGCGCCGGCGACCCACCACCATTCGGCCCCTCGACGTTCTCCGCGAGCGGCGAGGAGTGCGAGCCAGAGCACCGGCAAGAGACCGACCTGGTGCGCGACCTCCGGCAAAATCTGATGCATCTATCGGCAGACAGGGGGGCAGGGATGGGACTCGTTGAGCGGCTTCAACGCCGCGGCCTCCCCCGGGGCGATGACATGCAGCAGGATGCCGTCGCCGTCGGGGTGGACTTCCAGCACTGCGTCCGGCCCCGCCGCATTGAGTTGCGCGGTCAAGTCGATGACCGTCTGTCCCTGGAACCACCAGTACCTCGGCATATTACGCGACCTCCGCTTTCTTCATCGGATGAGACTGCCGCAGCTCCTCAAACATCTGTACATGCGTGCGATGGAGGAGCAGGTTCGATTCATGGGTGGTCAAGATGGCCGACGTTAATTCCTGCTGGACTTTGGTATAGGCCCCGAAGCTCTTGACGAACTTCAAGAAGGCCCAGATCACGGCCCCTTGCAAGAGAATGGCGGCGGCGGCGATCAAACTGATGAGCAGGATCATGGGCGGCTCTTTCGCGGGGTGCCTTCCAGAATGAGAATCCGGGCGGTCAGGTTCGCCAGCACATCGGTGACATGCTTCAAGCCCTGCACCAGCTCGGCGGTGGCCTGGCGCAGGGATTCCACCGCCCCGCCCATCTTGAGGAGACCCCATATGAGCCCCCCTAAGAGGGCGAGTTGGACGAGGGCGTTCAGCAGACGGAGGGTGTTCATGCGAGCACTCGGTAGAGCAGGGCCACCACCACCGCGAGGAGGCCGCCCGCCAGATCAGCGCCCAAGTCCAAGACGCCGAAGCCGAACCCCGGGCGGCCCAAGAGGGGCCCAAAGGTCGTACCCTCGCGGTAGCAGACGTTCGGGTTGCGGGCGGTGTCTACTTGGCCCAACTCGAAGGCTCCGCCGACAAAGAGAACGACCGCGAGGGAGCCGAGCGGGGATGCCCCGGCCAAGAGGCTTGCCAAGCCGAGGACGAATCCCCCCATGAAATGCTCGATCTTATCCGTGGAGCGCCAGTTCGTATCTGGATCGAGTATAGTCACTTAGCCCCCCTTTGGGTTCCGTTTGGGCTTGCGTGAAAGATGCAACTTTTCCATCTTCTACGCTATGAAACGACTCTGGCTGGTGGGCCTCCTGGCCCTCACCATGATCCCGAGAGCCCACGCCCAAAGCTTCGACACAGCAGACAAGGTGCTCTTGGTCGGCTCATCCTTGGCCATCTTCGGTGACTGGTCAACGACCATGAACGGCATCCAAGGACCGGGGCGCGAAGCCAATCCGATCACCCGCGCCTTTGTCGGTGAGCAGCCGTCTCGCAGCGCCCTCAACAAATACTTCGGGGCGAGCCTACTTGCGAATGTCGTGATTGCTCGCTGCCTCCCCTCCAAGCTGCGGAAAATCTGGCTCGGCGGAGGATTCGTTCTTCGCCTAAGCGCCATTGAAGGCAATCTCGCCCAAGGCTTGCAGTTCACGCTCAAGTTCTAGTAGCCCCGCACATAGGATGGCATGGTGTAGGTAATATCGGCCCCCCGCGCGTCGGTATTGGCGATGCTCTTTGTCGTCTGCTTCATCTGGACAAAAATGCTGTAATTGAACTCCGTCGTGACCGTATGGCTCATGCTCGTTGTGCGTGCAACTGTACCGGTCGTGGCGATCGTCATACTCGCAAGATTGATAGCCGATGAATTGCTTTTGCGCACGCGAACGATGTCGCACTTAAGGAGGTCGGCGGTACTCGCATAGAAGCCCCGGAAAATCACAGCCGTCAGCGCGACTCCAGGCGGAAACAGAAGGGGAGCATGAAAACTAAAGTTGACGCCTGTGGTCAATGACCGAAACAGCGTTTCCACCTTCGAATAACTGCCGGTGGTCCGGGGCGTGAATTGCGACGGCGCGACATTAAGGATCTTTGTCACCTTCGCCGTTGTGACTTCCGTGCCCACCTTGGCCGTCTTGCCGCTAGAGATCCAGAGGTCGCTTCCCGCCGGTATTTCAATGTTCCCCTTGTAGGTGACCACGGGCGCAATCCGCCGCTGCACTTCGGCCTTCATCTCGGGTTTGGCTAAGACGACTGCTGTAAAGGGCCCCGCGCTATAGCCCGGCCCCGCTGGATGCCGCGCCCGACAGTAATACGTCTTAGTCGAATTGGGGAAGGCGGCATGGAAGCGCACTGGCCCGGCGCTCGTTGGTGGCAGAATGACCGACGCCCAGAGACTCGAAGCGGTCGAGTTGGCGGTGGCCGTCTGGAACTCCACCGGCAAGCCCCGGACGGTACTCGGGTACGCCTCAAAGGTCAGCCCCGCGACTTGAGGCCGCCCGATCGTCGCAATGAACATCGTGCTCGGCAGGCCCATTATTTCGCACTCACGATCACTAAGCCCTTGAGGCTCGGCGCGGCGGTAAAGCTGGTCGTCGTGGTAAAGGTCACGGTGGCTTGGGCACTTCGCCCGCCCCAATCGTCCTTGTGCCACACGGCGGCTTTGTGCCCGTCGTTGCTGTTCAAGCCGATCAGGGAAAACCGGGTCGTCTGGGGCGGCGTCCAGCCCACATAATTGGTCGAGGTCAACGTGGCGGTCGAGGTCGCATCCACCAGGACTTCCGTGCCGTACATCGAAGAACCGTTCGTCCACTTCAAGATGGCTGTTCCTGCGGTCAGAGTCCCCGCCGTCAAGGCGGATGGCGCTCCGATGCTCGCGGTCACCGCCGACACATTCGCCGTACTCCAGGCCGAGCCGATGCGGTTGGACTTGGACGCCCGGACGCGCCCAAAGTATTTGCGCTTGGAGGCGTGGGGCCCGGAGCGCCAGACCAAGCCCGTGGAGCTGCCGACGGCGGCCGTGAACCACCGGGGGCTACTGGACGCCGGTGGGGACGCCGCGCCCGTGGAAGACGAGGCGGCGAGTTGCGCTTCGTAGCGACTCCCCGCCGTCAAGCTCGCGACCGTGCCTTTCAATGTGTGGCGGCTTGATTGGCTGGAGAGGGCCAAGGTCAAGGTCGGGGCGGAGAGGGGGTTCAGGTTCGAGCCTACATCCAACAGTCGGAAGCCCCGGCCTAACGGCGTCACATCCCGCCGCACGATCTGCATAACGCGGGTGGAACCTCTCGCCGCGACGCCCGCATTGGGGAACGTCGCCAAGCGGACTTTGACAAACGCCCCCGGTAACAAGGCGCCGTTCGTCGTGGCGTCCACGGAGGACGTGCATTGCAGTTCGCTATAGACTGGCCCATCCCCGTAGCGGTGGAAAATCCCCTGCGCCAGCCGTCCGAAGATCGCTTGGCCCCAGACGGGATAGCCGCCGGTGGAGAATTGGACGTTCAGGCCGGGGACGTTCAACGCCCGGAAGGTCAGCTCCCGCCGCCCGAAGTAGGTCAAGGTATCCCAGGTGTTCAGGACGGTCAGCGTGGTGGGTCGGGGCAGGAAGCTCAGACTGTCCCCAGGGAACCACCGGAACGTATTGACGTACTGCGGATAGCTGTACCGGATGGCGTTGACGATCTCGCCGGAGGGGTGTTCCCAGGTTGGATGCGCCCCGATGATGTTGGTCGAGGTGATGGCCGCGAGTCCCGCGACGTTCAGTTGCGTGGAGGTCGGGAGCCACATCCGCTGCGGAGCGACCTTCCCCGAAGAATCCACGACCGGAGCGACGTTGTAGGGGCCGTAGACCCGACTATCCAGGAAGTCCGCCATCCCTTCCGCGGCGGTCGCGCGATACCATACCCGTCCCATCGAGGGGTCATCCTCCAGCCGGTCAAACGCTGCCGTCGAGAACCGCACGGTCAAGCTCGTCGTGGCGCTATGGGTGCCTTGATAGATTTGCTTGACCAGCGTAAAGGGATGGAGCCCCGTCGAGCCCCCGATCAGTTGCGGCAGGTTCTCAGTTGGCTCATGGGTCGGGGCGTAGAGATACCCGATCACATCCGTATCGAGACTTGGGGTTGAGGCCGTCCAGACGAGCCAGACGTAGAGCTTTTCTTGGGGGGTGTCGCGGGTGCCATCCGTCCCCAAGGCCGGGTCCGTCCACCAGCCCAAGAGTGACGCCGTGGGATAGTTCGGCCGGCGGGCCAAGGGCAGCCCGACTTCCCCGAAGGCGGCGATCTCGTAGTCCGTCGCGGTCGTCGTGTTCTTGAACCGCAGCGTGCGGAAGTTCCCCGCCGCGACCGAGGTATTCCCCGGAATCGCTCCCAGCTTCACGTCGTCCACGATCAGTTGGATGATGCTGGGGTTCGTCGGAATGGGGGGCGCGCCGTCATAGCGGAGGCAGACGAGATTCCCCGTCTTTTGGATGCAGCGCCAGCGCACCTGCTGGACCGGAGGCACCCCTTGGAAGTTCGCCACGTTCCCATAGGGGACGATGCTGAAGGACGTGACCTTGCTGAAGATCGTCGTCTGCCGCTCGATCCACCGCTCATCCGAGATGTCCAAGTCGTAAGAGGCCACATCCGGGGCTAAGGCTATATCCGTAATCCGTCCGACCGTCACGCTGGAGAAGTTCGAGGTCGCGGTGGAGTTCAAGCTGGCGCGGAGTCTCGCCAGCCGTCCCAAGAGATGGAGTCGCCCCGAGGAGTCCGCGAGCTTCGCGGTGAAGGTCGAGCCCACGTCTATGATGGAGCAGCGCCAGGGGTTCGATTCGACTTGACACTCGGCGGCCCGGACGATTTGCCCTCCCACGACTGGTGGCACGCGGAAGTAGGAGGAGCCGAGGGTGTAGGAAATCGTCCCGGTGGTCGAGGTCACGCCTCTCGCATACACATCTAATTTCCATCTGCGGGAGGCCATTTAGTCCGTCCCCGCCCAGACGCGCATTTCCTGCATCGTATGCACCCCGGCGACGATCTTCACGTCGCGGAGCGCGACGAATCCGACGCCACTAGCCCCCACGCTATTGAACCATATTGTGGCGGTTCCCCAATAGGACGACATACTGAGCGTAGCGGAGGTCGCCGTCGTCGTCTCGGCAGCGCCCGCAACGGATTGCCCAAGTAGAACGCTGCCGTTCGCATTTAGCACCCCCCGCAGTTCGACTAGACTTCCATAACTCGGCGCGGCGGCGAGCGTGGCGGTCTGCGATGAGGTGTCATTGCCGTGGGTGATTTGGTAGAAGGAGCCATTGGAACTAATGAACAGCCGTCCTAGGGTCGTAGCCGTGTTCCCAATATGGATGACACGGCTCAAGTTGGCCTGCACACTTCCGAGTTCCACGAACCGGATATAGACCGTCATGGCCTGTGGCCGAGCCGTGAACGGAAACGAGAGTTGGTCGCGCACCCGCTGGACAGCGGCCGCCGCAGTCTTGATGTAGGACGAGGGAAAGAGGGGCATCTATTCGACCTGCGCCGCAAAGACGTACATATTGCCCTTCCCCGAGAATCCCGCCCCCGTCGTGCCTGCCGCAGGAATCCAGTCTAGCAGATAATTGCCAGTCGTCAGATTACCCGTTGAACGTTGCTGTATCCGCCACCACCCGCCGCGCCACTTCTCGGGGACGCCGATGGCCACGCCCGTCTCCACGGTCAGCACGGGTTTATCACTCGACCATTTGATGCCGATACCAATTCGCTGGGTGCCAGCCGTCGTCAAGAGGCGCAGCACTCCCCTGCTATTCGGCGTCAGCACCGTCGTTGAGGTCGTCCCCCGTCGTATAAAACCACTCAATACCCGTATGGTGCTCGGGGCGGTGATATTGATGGTCTCTCGTGCCGTGCCTCCATTGGCGGTCGTGTTGTCATTGATAAGGGCCGCGCCGGTGCCCCCTCGCGGATCGGCTTGGCCTGTCGTCGCTATCAGGCCGCCAATTTTTGTCCACGTCGCGCTCCCCAGATTCTCGGATTGCAGGGCAAAGTTCGTCCGCTGCTCCTCCAGCAACAGCGTCGGAAAGGTTCTCGGCCCCTTACTCGACGCCGTGCTCATCCAATGCGTGCGTGCGGCCGCCGCGGCCCCCGTGGAAAGCGTCCCATACCCTCCTCCACCCGCTAAGGCGGCATAGCTCGCCACGCCCGCGCGGCTGAAGGTCGCTTCCTCCATCCGTCCCCCGGCTCGCCAGCTAAACAGCAAGTCCTTCTTCCACGTATCCGCAAAGGGCGTCCGGTCAGTCTTTCTCAGGCGGATTTCCACTTCGAGCAAGCCGAAGTCCACCCCCGCATCGGCATCCATCCCCAACGCCGTGGGAGACAACGGGGCGATGAGATAGCAGGCATACCGTCGGTCGGCATCCCCGAGATTGGGGACATAGGTCACCGTTCGGAGCTTGCTCCCGGCTTTGATGAAGTCCATGAGCCCCTGCGCATCGTCGGCATACCGGACCTTCCCGACTAACTCATCGGCTCCTTCGCCCACGGTGAAGATTTGCCGCTGGGACTGGTCAAGCGATTCCGCCACGAACACACTCTGCTGGTGCGCGGGCCGGAGTTCGCGCAACGGCTCTCGGAGGAGGAGGACGCGTTCCGTCGTCTGATCGTCGCTATCTACCCAGAGCAAGGCGGCCGATCCGCGAAAGACGCCCATTTACCCTCGGAACCCTTGCTGCGTGGCGACGAGTTGCGTTTCCCTGAACGCTTGCTGCCACGCGGGGTCGCGGCTCAAGGCAAAGACCGTCAAGGGCTGCAACCCGCTCATGTTCATGTTCATCTGCATGGTGGCCGGGCCGACAAGTCGCGCCGCTCCTTCGCCGCTGATCGCATGCCCACCACCCATGACACCGGTGTGGAAGATGCCGCCCAAGAATTGCCCAATGGCGAAATCAATCAGCGTCAGGAACACGCGCTTCAAGATTTCCTGCATGGACATCATGCCGTCCATGATGCCCATGATGAGCTGGCGTCCTGCCGAGACGCCCAACTCCCGGAGGGGCTTGGTGGCATCCTCCACTTGGCCCTTCAACCCCTTGGCGAACTTCGTGCCCCCCAACGATTCGGTGCTCATCAACTTCTCGATGTCTTTTTCCTTCAGCACATTCAAGGCATCCACCGAATGCCGAATAGATTCCTCAGCGGCTTGCCAGTCCAAGGCAATGTTCTCGGACTTGTTGCCGATGAAGTCCAGCCGCCTTGCTTCCTCATTCCGTTGATGCAGGATGCGCTCTAGGGCGTCCTGCTGCGTCTGAATGGCGGCGTTCAATCGTCCTTGGGCGCGCACGAGGTCGTTCTGCAAGCCGGTGATTTGGGCCTTGATCCGCTCGGCATCCGCCGCGCGACCTTGAGGGAAGGCAATGTCGAGTGCGGTGCTAATATTGCCGATATCGGGCGTCACGGGTCGTTGCAATGCCGCCAGCCGCGCTTGGGCGTCCGCCAATGCGCTGGTGATCCGCATGATTTCGGCCCGCGCCGCCCCAATGGGACCGATAGCCGTCAGCGTCTTGAGGAGTTGTTCGGTTTGCTTCGCCGCCTCACGGGATTCCGCCCCCAAGGCATGAATGGCCGCGCCAATCGCCGCGACCCCAGCCGCAATCGCAATCAGCACGGTCGAGCCACCGCCGAACAAGAGCAAGCCGCTGGAGAGGTGGGCCAACGGCCCGGCGGTCCCCGTCGCTTCGGCGGCCAACGCCACCATCGCTCCCCGCACCATGTGCATCCCGCGACCGGCATCCGCGCCCGTGCGCGTGAAGCCCTGCAAGGAGCCTTGGGCCTGCTGCATCCCGGCTTGAAAGCCGGAGGCATCGGCCACGAGTCTGGCGCGTACCTGCTCCAGCTCCACTAGCCCGCCTTCTTTCGTTCGGCTTGAGCCTTCGCAAACTCGTCAATCGCCGCCGCACTCGCTGCGCCGGGGTCTAAGAGCGCGTCCACTTCTTTCGTCTCCGCCGAGGTGAGCAAGTCTTTTGGTTGTATCGTGTGCCCCTCCTTGGCCCACGGTTGGAGGAGATAGGCCACGGCCCACGCGGTGCGTTCCCACGCCCGCTGATCCCGCCAGCGATAGCCATCCAGTTGCAGGGCCAGCTCGCGGGGCGTCATGCGCCAGAATTGCTCGGGAGTTAGGGCGAGCGGGCCGTAGGCGAGGCGCTGGGTGGCTCGCCAGTCCCAGCGCCCGGCGGAGGGACGGGCGGGCTCTCCTTGGTCGCCTCGGGAAAGGCCAACCGCAAGGCTTCGCCCACCTTCTCGGTGACGTGGACGAAGTTCCCGCCATCGACCCAGCGGCCCACGTCCGCGACCGAGGGCGGTGGCTCGGCGCTTTGCAACATCGCCCAAAGAAGGAGCCGCAGGCGCTTGGCCGAAAAAGTGCCCGTCTGGAGATGGGCCACGATCTCCTCAATGGGGAAGCCCCGATCCTCTAGCTCGGCCATGGCCGTCAGGTCAAGGCGCATGGCCAACTCATGGCCGTTGAGCTGGCAATAGACCGCCTTGATCGCCATTAGGCCGTCCGCGCCAAGGCTGCCGTCCCAATCCCCGCAATCGTGCCCGTCACCGCGCCGTCCGTGGGGTGCTTCACGTCGAACATCGTGATCCGGGTCTTGCCCTGATACTTCTTCGCCGTCACCGTCGTCGTCTGTTGGAACGTGATGTTCACGGTGATCGGGTTGACTCCCAGAACGTGTTGCCGCAAGGCACCCTGTCCTGCCCCGGTCGAGAGGTAGTTCACGTCGCCCGACCACCGCCACGTTGCAATCCCTGAGAGGTTCTCATGGAAGCCTGAGGAGTCGTGATTGGTGACGTTGATCTCTGCCCGCTCCACCGTCAGGGTATAGTCCGTGATCTCGGCCCAGAGCGTTTGCGAGGTCGAGGCCGTGGACGCTGCGGCGGTCGAGGAGCGGATATAGGCTTTGCGGCCCGTGACGGATGCAGTCGGCATACGACCCTCTTAGGTGCGAGACCGAAGGGCGGTGAAGTTCATCACCACGCTCGGTCGGTTGTTTTCATCCTGGCCCAAACTCACCGGCTCTCCCTGCGCCACGACATGCACATAGTAACGTCCTGACAGACTGGCGTTCCCGATCTCCAACGCCGTCCGCGCCGCGGCGCTTTTCGTCCGCGCCGTCGAATACCCGAAGGCATCGCCCCGGACGCGCACTTGAAAGGTCGGGCGGTCAATCAAGGCCGACTCATGCCCGTCATTCGGAAAGCCGCCCGTCTCAAAGAGCGCAATCACCTTGTCTGGCGTCGGGGGTAGAAAGCCCTTCGCCAGAAACCAGGAGGCGGTCGAGGCCGTGGACGCGACGCCTTGGCCCGTTAAGCGGGTGCCGATTTCGTCAAGGAGCAAAGAGCGGTTGCCCCCAGTTCACATCCCGTCCGGCCAAGACATTCCGTTCCACGTTCGCCAGCCGTTGAATGCTTTGGCGGATCGCTTCCTGCGCCCGGAAGGCTAAGACCGCCGGCATCCCCTGGAGCCGCGCTTTCAACGGCACTTCGAGGTACTTGGCCTGCCCGACCGTGTGCCGTTTGGTCAAATCCTCATGGACGATGACGGCATACGGAGCCGCTGGCCCGCCAAAGCCGAGCGTCACGCTTACCTGCGATGAAGCGATGATCGGCGGTTCCACAAAGCCCGAAGCCCGTAGAGCACCTGTGTCTACTGGCACATAGTCCGTCTTACTAAGCGTGAGAATCGTTTCCGCCTCCTGAAACAAGCTCGCCCCGACGGTGGGCACGACGCTCTCCGATGCCGCTTGGAGTTGGCGGCTCACCGTGCGAAGGCCCGTCCATTGAATGTCCATTCAGCCCCGGAGCCGTAAGCGCGTGTGATGGCCGCCCTGGTCATCGGGGAAGCGCCCAATCTCTTGAATCTGATAGGTGCTCCCCAAGTAGGTGATCTTGTCCTCCGGCTGAATACTCGCGGTCGTCGCGAGCCAGGCCGTATGCGTCACCACCACCTCCATGCCTTGCGCGTTCTGAATCAGCAAGGGGCTCTGCACGACGCGCGCCCGGTAGCTGCTCACCGCTGTCGAGAAACTCGGGCCGCCATAGCCGTCGTTCGCCCGCTTCGTGAACGCATTCCGCGTCACCGTCGCAGGCATCAAATCGAGGAAGCCGGTTTCAAAGCTCATGTGCTACTCGTTGTCCCCGCTACCGAGACATTCGGAATCAAGGGGTTCTGGAACAGCGTCCGGGTAAACGCCGGAGGCACCCGGTCGGTATTCTGTTCCGCCGTTTCTTTGTCGCTGATGCTGATCCCTCCCGCATAGTTCGTGACATGGGCGTCGGCATGGGCCTTATAGTCCATCGCCACCTCGCGCCAGCTCTTGCCGAACCCGCTAATCGCCAAGTCCCCCACCTGCTTCGATTCCGCTGTCCGAGCCGCAAGCCCTTGCGCGGCCGAGGCTGCGGCTCGCCAGACGTTGTTCCCATGATGCGTCAGGAAGAAGCTGATCTCCGCATCATTGAACAGCGCCGTCCCGGACGATACGTCCTTTAACAACAAACGGACCACATCGCGGCGGCCCGTTGACGTTGCGGTGCTCGGTGCCCCGCCATAGGTGAAACTCATCCGGGCCTCACGGGATAGCCACTAACTCGATTCTGAGCTTCCGGTTCGCCGCGGTCGTGAGCGCCGAGACCACGAACTTCACATACTGGGCCGGGAGATTCCCCGTCGAGACCTTGAGCTTGCCGACCGAGGTCTGAGTGTAGGCGATCAACGTTGAGGGCGTGTAGGCCCCGATCGCCCCCACGGCGGCCCCCGTCGTGTTCTTGGTGCTCAAACTGCCCCGGAGACTCACGGTAAAGTTGCTCGTCCCGATGCTCGTCCCCCGGACACACCGCAGGCCGAACCGCGAATAGCTCGCCCCCAGGCCCTGCCAGGAACCACTCGACGCCGCCGCGACGCCGGTCGAGAGGACGATGGTGCGGATGCCCGTTTCGACGAGTTGCATCAGCCGCTTCCCAACGCCGGATAGTCCGGCAAGACCATCCCCGCAATCCGATTAGTCGGGGGCTTCCCATCGGACGGCTGGGGGTCACTCACGACCGCGCCCGGAAACCGCGCCACGTCTTGTGTGGGGCCGTCGCCGGGGAAGTAGTTCCGCAGGAGCCATTCGGTGTTGTTCAAGGCTCCGCGAATCTCATGCAAAGCCCGTTTGGCATCCTCCAACTGCTGGCTCAAGACTTCTTCCTTCTGCTCGAAGTCCTGGCCTTGCGCGATCCACGGCGGGCGCTTGTCCTCGGCAATCGCGGTGAGATCGAGGTTCCGCATGGCGAACAGGCCCCCTTGGACCCCAAAGAGGTTTTTCTTGATGCTCTCATACGTCGCCACGGTCCCGGCTTCCTGCTGCTTCAACTGCTCCAAGCGATCCGTGAGCTTCCGGCGGACGGGCGTGATGTTGTCCTTCCCGTAGAGGAAGCCGCACTTGCAAATCTCCGACTCGATGGGGATGTAGAACTGGACCCCGTGCCCATCCGCCCAGCCCACGAAATATTCCACGGAGGGCCGCTGATGGGCGTACTCGGACTGGCCATGCACCCCGTCCAAAGCCATGTCCACGCCCCAAATGCCAATCTCCTCGAACCCATCCAACAGGGCTTTGGCGATCATCCAACTGATCGTGTTGTTGAAGTAGGCCCGGGGAAAGAGCTTCAACACGTCCTCGATGGGATACCGCTGCGCCCGGGGCACCTCAGGCAGCGGCTCGAACATCCAGACGGGGCACTTGGCGTTCTTGAGCCACTCCCCATGCTTGGGGTCGCGCGCCCCCTCGGGAATCATCCCGTGATCGTTCCGATGCACCTGGAACCACTGGACGCGCTCCCACTCGTCCCCCTTGAGGAGATGCTCGTTGTATTGCGGCATGACCTCGTAGAGATCGTTCAGGCCCCAGATTTCCCACGCATCATCGAGCCAAGGCGCGAGACACTGATGCGCCGTATAGCCGACGATGGCGACTTTCTTCCGTTCGCCGCGCATTAGACGAGCGCCACCGTGTTGATGGTGGGATTGAGCAGCACGTTCACCGTGCGCTGGGTGCCCGCCGCCGCCGCCGCCGCTGAGGTCAAAGCAATCCCGAGAATCTGATTGTTCACCGTGGTCGTGCGGACCGTGCCCCCGAGATTGCTGGCCGTCGAGGCCGCTCCCGAACTCGCCCGCACCCAATCGCCAATGGCGACCGCGCGGGTGGAGACTTGAATGGCGACCTTGCCGAACCATTGGACGGGAATCTTCTTGCCTCCGCCGGTCGCGGCGGCTAAGGCCACCCCCACCACGGCCCGACCTGAGGTGCCCGTGGTGTGCTTGATATTGCCGGTGTTGGCGAGCTTCACGACGCGGTTTTTGATAATCGCCGCGGTCGAGGTGAAGCTGATGACCGGATTGAAACTCGGCGCGGTCACTTCTTCGCGGAACTTGCGCTGACCCATTGCAGGAGCCCTCTCAAAACGTGAAAGGGAGACGGGGGCGGCGTGCCCCCGCAGCCCGGTTTATGCTGGCTGGACTTTCTTCGGACGCCCTCGTTTGCGCGGCTGCTCGGCATTCGCCCGCGCCACAGTCTGTGGCGTGAACTCGCTCGGGGTTTCCTCCGCCACCACAAAGCGGGTGCGGATGAGCTTCGGGACATCGCACTGATGCCGGGCGAGGGCGAGCGGGTCCACTTCCTGGCCCGCCCGCACCTCCACCCGACGTCCGGTCGCCCGGTCCTGATAGGCGAAGTCCTTCAGCGCGAACATTTACGACGCGACCGCCGTCAAGATCAGCTCGCCCAGCACGGTGGCGACGAGCTTGTTATCGAAAGCCGCTTCCCCTTCCACCCGCGCAATGATCTTGCGCTGCGGAATGGGGAATTGCGTGATAGCGATCGGGAAGTTCGCGTTATAGAGCCCCGTCCAGTTGAACGTATAGCCCGCCGAGGCCGCATAGAGACTCGGGGCCGGGGGCGCATAGGAGAGCAGCGCGTGGTTGCTGGCATTGAAGGCGAAGGTGCCGCTTGAGGCTCCTTCTGTCGCGGTGTTCTGGACGCCGAACAGGACGTACACATTGCTGAGGCTCAGGACCGAGGCGATCAAGTCCTGCGTCACGACGGCCTTCTGGGTGTACTTGATGCGGTCCAAGAGGTCCGGGTGATCCTGGAGGCGCTTAAAGACGTTGGCCCCCAAGGTCAAGGTATTCGGGGGCGTCCCGGTGTTCTGGGCCATCGTGTAATATCGCGCCCGCATATCCTCGATGGGCGTCGAGTTCACCAAGTCCCAGGTCCCGTTGACCGGCCCGGCCGAGGAGTTCCAAACGCCCGTCACGAAGAACGTCGCCGCCCAGTCAATGTCCTCCTGGATCAGAATGTCCCGCGTGACCTTGGCCACGGCTCCCCGTTCCAGGTCAATCCCCGCATCCGCATTGGCCGCTGTCTGGTGGTCAATGTCGAAGTGGGAGGCCCAGACATCGCAGTAATAGGAATCGGTCGAGAGCCGGAGGCCCGAGCCAGCGGACTCCGCGCCCGGTGCGCGTTTTCTCGCGTCCGAGCGGAAGAAGTCTTTCTGATCCCAGACGTAGTATTTGTTCGACTGGCGGTCGGTCGGGACGATGGGGAACACCTTGCGGGAGACCCCGTAGAGCATCTCGTCCTGGATGATCGCCTGGCTGATGTTCGAGAGCGGCACATCAACCGCATGGACTTGCGAAGGGGCAGGCAAAGGCATGGTCGGGTCTCCTTACACCGGGAACTTCATGGAAATGAACCGCTGGCTACCAGCCGCAGCCGCCGCGCAGCTCGTCATGGCCTGCCCAATCACATAGAACGCACTCTGCGCCGTGGCGGCTTTCACCGTGCCCCCGAGATTCGTTGCCGTCGAGGCAGCGCCTGTCGTCTGGCGGAGATACTGGCCCTTCTTGATCGCCCCGGTGGACGCAGCGACTTTCGAGACGCCGAAGGTCATCACGGGGACGTTTCGGCCTGAGCCGGTCGTCTTGTCCTGCGCGACACCCAAGGGGCGCACGGCCGCGGTGCCGGTCGAGAGCCCCGTGGACGGCTTGACCCCGCCGCCCGACGTGAGCACGACCAAGCGGTATTGAATGACCGCGGCCGTCGAAGGGAAGGAGTCGGACAGAATGGGGATTTCGTAGGCCATGGTCAGGACTCCTGTTCAGTCTGATACTTCCGGTACAGCTCAGGATTCTCCGCCATCACCTGAGCATAGGCCTTCTGGTAGGTGATCTTCTCTGCGGCCGACTTCTCCTTCGCCAGATGATCGAGCTGCGCGGCCGCGCCCCGGAATTGTCCGGTCACCGAGCGTCCCACCGTTTCGAGGATGGCGCTCTTGCCGACGATGGCGTTCCACGAGGAGAGGAGCTGATTGAGCTTGCCGAACTGCTTCTCCGCTTTCTCGGGAATGACGGCTTGGAGCCCGGCTTCCACGTTGTCCAGAATCTCCCCGAAGTCATCCGCCGCGGCTCCCGGGAGTCCGGTGAGTTCGTGGGCGCGCTTCAGGAAGTTCTCGCGACGCCGCTGCGTCTTGATCTTGGCGACTTCGGCGCGGGCGTCCTCCACCTCCTTGGTGCGCTTCTCCAACTGCTCCTGGAGTTCCTGCCGTTCGCGGGTCAGCGCCTTCTCGGCCTCGGCATGCTGCTTTTTCAGCGTGTCGAGATCGGAGGTCACGGTCCCGGCCGCTTTCAGTTCGGTGAGTTCCTTCGTCGCGGCGGTGAGCTTCGCTTCGGCCTCCGCCAGCTTGGTCTTGAGATCGTCGTCGGCCATGTCGTCCACCCGTTTCGAGATGAGCACTTTCGCGTGCTGATTGGCGCCGCGATCCACCAAGGCCACGCCGCGGATGACCAACTCCTTCAGATGCTTAGGCATGCTGCGCTTCCCCTTCGATCGAGAACATGGGCCGCTCGCCCCGCTTGAATGCCGCCCATTCGCTGTCATCGAGCTTGTAGCCGACCCACATCCCGACCGCCGGAGCCCCATCGGCTTTCAGGCCCATCGCTTTGAGCTTTTCCGGGGTGATGACGAAGGATTCGACCAGATCGCCCACGGCCGGCCCGTGATGCATGTCGTTCACGACGCGGTAGCGCCGGACGTAATCGTAGGCCGCTTTTTCTAGAGTCGCGCCGTCGATCACATCGTCCTGCAAATCCACCACGGGCTCGGTCTCACTCAGCATGGCGACGTTCGCCCAGCCAAAGACCATCTTTTGCTCTTCGTCCACTTTGAGGACGGGACGCTCCGGGATGGTGCCGTCTTTCAAGGCTTGATCCGCCTCCAAGGCTTTCTGTGTTGCGGCTTCAATCGTGCCGCAATACGCCTTTGGATCGGCCTTGTCGCTGTTCGCCGCGACGCACGCAGCAAAATCCTTGTAACCGGCGATCGGCAACGTCATCTCCTAGAAAAAACGGCGGGCCCTCTTCAGAACTGAGAAAGGCCCGCGATGACTGCTTCCCCCAACGCCCGTATAGTGCAACTTCCTGCACCCCTGCGCAAGTCCCTACAGCGGCTCTCCTTCGGCCCGGCTTTCCGGGAACGGCTGACCGATCAACTCGGCGTAGCGTTCGGGGCCTAACCGCGCGGTGGGACGCAGGATAGCCACATCAGCTGCTTCGAGCACCTTGCCCGCTGAAATGGGGCGAGCCGCATAGAGACCCCGCCGCGCGTACTGGCGGGAGACCTCCTCAATCGGGAGCACCCGCTTTTCCCCGTCTCCAATGATGGTTTGCAAGAACTGGAACTTGGCGATCAGCGCCTTCAGATCGGCCGCATCCGCCGAATGGTAATGGTCGTTTCCCGGCAGGCCCTTGTCGAGCGTGAAGTGCTTCTCGATCACCGAGGCTCCCAAGAGCCACGCCGTAGTCAGCACGTCGAGATTGAACAGGGTATGGTCGGAATATCCGACGGGACACGACCAATCGCCGCGCTGAAACTCCCGTAGGGCGGTAATTTGGCTGAGCGCAGCTTGATTTGTAGGCGTGGGATATGCCAAGACGCAATGTAGAAACGTAAGGTCGCGCCGCACATTGATCCTGCTCTTGGCAATGCCACGAACCGCATTTGCGACCTCTATCTGTGTGGCAGCCCCCGTGGACAGGTAGATCGGCTTGCCATAGGCAGCGATCGCTTCCAGCAAAGGTAGATTTGTGATATCGGCGCTCGCCACCTTGAACGCTTTGACGAGCGGCGCCAGCCAGCCAACCGTCTCCACATCAAAGGCCGTGCAGAGGAAGTCTATCCCCGCACTCCGGCATTCCTGCGCCAGGTGCTCATAATCGGCGCGGCTGAACGTCGCGCTCCGAGAGAAGAACTCGTGCTGCGTCTGGGCAGGATTCCCGTCCTGCTGGAAATAGACGGGCGCGGTCTTGGTGCAGAGCCTGTCAGGAAAGACCGCTTGAAACTTCGCCGCAATGCCCCCCGCATACCCTCGGCCCGCTTCCGCAATGGCATAAATCATTTGCACGGCGCGGGTCAGCGATCCGTCATGGTTGAGCCCAATCTCGCAAATCAAATAGGGCAGCTTCACGCGAGTTGCAGCCTCCGTTCTTGGACACTGGCTAACCCGTCATCCACCATTTCATCCAATGAATACTTGGGGACGTAGTCTATCAGCCCCGCGATCTTCGTCAGATCGGGTTGCCGCGCTTCGATGTCGTCATAGCCGGTGGGATAGGGCGGCGGCTGGACGGTGACCGGACTCAAGCTATTCGCCCGGAACCGCACCACCTCGGCCAGCGTCCGTACCGAGACATTCGCCGTCCCCCCAACATTCACCAGCTCGCCCACCGCTTCGTCACACGTCATCAAATCCGCTAACGCTCGCACCACATCCGAGACGTGGCAGAACGTTCGCCGCTGTGTCCCTGGGGCATAGACGGTCAACGGCTCCCCATGCAAGGCTTGCTTGCAGAACCGGGGTAAGACGAATCCCGCTTCCGCCGACTGGCCCGGCCCCACGGTATTGAATACCCGCGTCACGATGATCGGGGCCTGCGCTTCCCGGTGATAGGCAAAGGCGAGACACTCGGCGGCGGCTTTCGCATACGCATAGCTCCAACTCTGCGTCGGAGAGGGCCCCACTAAGGCATCGTCCGTTTCCTTCGCGGGATGCCCGTTCCCTCGCCCATAAACTGCCGAAGTCGAGGTAAAGAGCGTCCGCGTTTTGGTCTGGCTAGCGATGGCAAAGACCGTTTGTGAGGTGGCGGTAGTCTCCGTCACGGTCTGGATCACGTTCGGCATGACCTTCGCAAATCCTACCACCGCAGCCAAGTGAAACACCCCATCATGGCGCTGGATGAGCGGGGTCATCAAGCGGCGTTCCGCCACGTTGCCATAGACGTGATGCGTCCCCCGGATAGGAGAGGCTTTCATATCCACCGTGGTGACTTGATGGCCGTCAGCGAGAAGATGCCGGGCCAAGTGGCTCCCGATAAATCCCGATCCGCCACAGATCAAGTAGCGCATCGGCTCTTGGCGCGATCAATGATGACCTGTAAACGAGCGCGAAGCTGCTCCTGTTGCCATGAGGGCACCTCTGAAAGACACTCCTCGATTATCTCCATAATGTCTGGCAGATCGAGGATAGTCAGCGTCATTTTCAGGTCGCCAGGCATGCCACCTGCCGATCGCGCCAGTCGAGATGGGTCAAGCCATCCTCCAACGACGCGACATGTCCTTTCGTTTGATAGGCGGTAATCTTCTGCCATTCGGCTGGGAGCTTGTCCATCCGGGAAGCGGCCGGAACATTCCAGAGCCGCACCCGCTGCGCCCAATGATGCTGCTGGAGGACTTTCAGGAAGGTGAGAAAGGCCCGGGGTTGGTGATAGGCTGAGGTCAGCAAGAGCACGTCCCGCACCCGCTTCACTGCCCCCGCACACATCTGGGCTTCTTCACGCGTATTCGTCCCCCGGGGCTGCAAGAGTTCGCCTGAGAGATTCCGCAGCGTGGCATCCCGGAAGGACGTGTCGTCCGTCTCCTCATCCCAAGCGGAGAGTTGGATGATGAGGTTGCTCGGACTATCGGGCGGCCGCTGATCCGCCAAGACGCGGGCCATCAAGCATTCGCGGGTGGACGGAGCCCCGGCATACCATTCGGCCACCGCCCAATCTTCCGGGGCGTCCAAGTCAATCGCTTCGGCGCCCGTCACGGGGAGCAAGTAGGTTGTGGGTGCGAAGCGGTAATCGGATATGACGTAGCGTCGGGGCGTCGCAAAGACGGCTCCCGTCTCCCGCCAGGTCGGGGGCATATGCTGGCGAATGACTCTCGCCGGGGCGCGGTCGGTGAGATGGGGTTCGTTGGGCGTCATCGTCCAGCGCAACGCCCGGTCATCCCGCACGGTCAAGACCGAGCAGTCCAGCTCTTGCGATAGTTGGATGCAGCGCCGGACGGTCTCCACGGTGGTGAAGGGGCAGGTCGCTTGGAGCGTCACCACGGTTTGGGCTGGCCAAGGATACGGCTCGACCACGGCGTGGACTGCCGCATCTAGGCTCCGGGAGCCGTCGGGATTCAGCGATGGGGATTCGTGAACGACGATCGCCCCTTCGCCCCGTGCCACCTCGGAGAGCCGTGCATCGGTTGTCGTGACCAATACGGTCTGCCCCGTTTGCTGCGCGGTGCGAATCGTTCGCACCAGCGGGGAAACGCCCCCCAGCAAGCGGGTGGCTTTGTGGGGGATGCCGACCGACCCCGCCCGCACGGGAATGACGATCAGCGTTTCGTTTGCCATACCACGCCGGAAATATCGGGCGCATCCTCTACCAGATGCACATCCTCAATGCCATATTGCTTGTCCGACCGCAGGAGCTGATAGGTCTTGAACAGGTCACCACGCCCGAACACTTCCACCCCAATGCCGCGCCCTTCGGCGAAGCCGAGCCAGTATTCCAGACACGCCCGCGCCCCGATGGGTTCGCCGCCGCGCGAGAAGTCCACCGCAAAGAGCTTGATCGTCTCGAAGCCTTCCAGAATGGCCAGCGCCACCATCCAATCGAAACTGCCGAGATGGTAGCGCCCGTGTGGCGTGAGCTGCTCCACGTCCGCTTTCGGATAGAGACGCGCCGTCTTGCATTCCGGCCAGACTTCCCAGACATAGACCGGACAATCCTTGCGTTTCAGGTCGCGCATCCATTTGAGGCGCGCTTCCCAATTCCCCATCTCGTATCGCTGGAGATAGGCGCGGCGATGCAGCTCGAAGTAGCGATGAAAGTGGACGCCCGGCAGCACTTCGTGGGCGCTATTCAAGCTCCAGACTTCCGTTCCTGGCGCATTGAAGTGGGAGACCCATTCGCCGGGACGGTCAAGCCCGACAATGGCGACGCTGCGGTGGAGTTTCACGGTTCCTCTTGGGGCGCGATCCCGACCGCACAGCGACACGCGGGATGCGCTGGCGGATAGTCCACCGCACCTACGTCGTCTGATTGGAAAGGTTCGTTGAGACCCACGACTTGGCCCTCCATCGCCGCGCAAATCTCACACAGCCGATCATCGGGCGTCACAATCCAGATGCGTTGGGCATCCACGGGGAGCAAGCCTTCCGCTTGGGCGTCGCCCCACACGGCTTGCTGTCCGGCTGAGGTCGCGCGAATCACTTCCGTGCGGGCGATGCTCTCCGCCCGTGCTCGGAGCAATCGATCCGCATAGGACTGCGCCCGGTCGGCCGCTTTCCCTTCGGCCATCCCCTGTTCAACGAGATTGGCCCGGTAGCGTTCGACCGCCACGGCATAGCGACTCGTCAAGCCGATACTCCCTCGGACTTGGCGGGCGAGCTGATGCACGTCGTAACTCCCTTGCAAACTCTCCCGCACCAGGTCTTGAATCGCTGTCCGGCTCTCGTCGGTAATCTCTTGGACAAGTTGCGCGACGTGGGTATCCACCGCGCGGACGGCCGCCGGGTTGGTCAAGTCAAACCGCATCGTCCCCGAGGGCAGGCGGCGATCCGCGATCTCGGCCCCGCCCATCAAGGCTTCCCGAATGGGCGACCGCATCGAGGAGTCCAACTCCGATTGCAGCGCGTCCCAGAAGGCGGCGTGGCTTAACTGGCCCCGACTCAACGCATCTTCCAAGTTCACGATATCGAGCTTGGCCTGCACCATCCGCACCGCCCGAAGGAAGGCCAAGCGCACATCGGGCTCTAAGCCATCGGCCACCCGATGCAGCGCCCGCCACCATTGGTCGCCCGGGGCTTTCTGCACCACCTGGACGGGGGGCTTAGTCCACAGAATCATCGGGCAACTCGAAGTAGGTCTCCCAACTCGCCGCGGCAATCGCCGCCAGCGCATAGTCAGGATGCTTGCGACGGCGCTGATATTGCGGGACGATGCTTTCCGTAAACTCTGGCAGCGCCAGGACGAAGATGCGCTCCGACTCGCTGAACGTGAACGTATCCGTGTCGAACTGCGGGCCGCCACCGCCAGACTGTGAAGCCGTTTCGGTCTCCGAAATCGTGCCCGATTCACTGGTGGCCAACGCGGCATTGAGGCTGTGGGCATCCCCAGCCAACATGAACTCACTGTCCAGGGACTTGGCATCGAGCGCAAAGGCTTCACTGAGCGCTAGGGATTCGGGGCTGACAGCTTGGACGCTGACCCGCTCCAGCTCGGAGAGCGTGAAGCTATCAGTATCGGTGGCGACAAACGGCGCGGTGCCTTGGAGGGCGAGGAGGACGCTCATACAAACACCGCATAGCGCACGACGCTCAAATCCAAGACGCTCGTACTGACCACGGTGAAGGAGACCCCGGCGTTAATAGACCAGGCCAGCGTCCCGATGGTCCCCAAGAGCGAGCGGGGCGAGAGCACCACGACGGCTGAAGCAGGAATCCGGGGGACCGTCACCGTCTGTGTCCCCGCCACCATTGCCAATTCTCCACGGGCAATGAGCATTCAGGGCCCGGACTCAAAGCCAATGATGTCAATATCCGTCGAGAGTACCGTGAGCCCGAGGATCGCTCCATAGGCAATGATACTGTTGAGCATCGCCGTTTTCAGGTCGGCCAAGGTGTAGCCGATGGCGATCTCGAAATCCAACTCTTGGGCCGTCCCCTCCAAGTTGTCGGGCACATCGTTGCCCGCGAAGTAGCAGCGCACGATGAATCCGCAGGTATTCGGTGTCCGCTTCTCGCGCGGCCGCAGTCCCGAGACGAAGGCGCTGGCCACATCAGAAACTCGTCACTTCGGCCCACGAGACATCGAAGTAGGCCATGACCCCATAGGTCGTGACGTTGAGCACGCGGTTCTGCACCTCGAACCCCTCGTTGTTCTGCCACACAAAGGGATGCGTCCCATTCACATCGTCCAGCATGTCACTGGCGTTGAAGGGCCATTGGACGGCCGCTTGCACGGAGATGGGATGCTGCGCGAACGGCGAGGCATCCGGCGTCCGCGTCCCGCCCGTCATCCCCGCCGCCACGCCCGTTGCCGTCACGCCTCTGAGCGCCAAGGCACCAGGAGCCGCCGCCATGCCCGTCGTGCGCTTCACAATCGCTGTGGGCGTCACGGTGTTCGTCGTATCCACGGCGGAGAAGGTGGTATCGCGGAATACGTCCAAGCTATTGTCCTGCGCGGTGCCAGCGGCCGATTGGGCCGTCCGCACCATGAACCGGGTCGCCACGATCAGATTCGAGGCGTGGGTATTCCGACCCTCGAAGACCCGCGAGGCGGCGGCTTGGGCCGTCGCCAAGAGACACCGATGCGTCACGCGGTAATGCCCGAGGACGCCATATTCAATCGGCTTGACATGCACATGCATGCCCCGGAAGACCGTGCCGCTCACTTCTACGACCGTCCCCCCATTGCCCTGAATCTGGATGGCCGTAGCGTTATCCCGCCTTCCGTAAGAACTGCGCGAGTTTCATGGCGTCGCGCACGTCCATGTGCAATGAGATCTTGGGCCAGCCCTCGACGGCACAGCGGGCGATCTCCGCGTCCAGCGCCTCAGCT